CCATAGAGTGTAGTCTGGGCAGTTCTTCTGATTTCTACGGCATCATCGGCAACAAGACGTTAGCTGCCGTCAATAGCACAAGCGGCTTGCCGTTGTTCGGACGTATCAAGCAGATGCGCCTATTGTTCGTCAAGAGTATTGTCAAGAACGACAAGAGCCAGCAGGAAAATCTTAGAGGCTGGGAGCGCCGAATTAATTCAATTATGTACGACAATCTTATTTTGAACAAATGATTAAGTGGTTTTACAAGCTATGCAGCAAGGTGGCAGGCTTTGCTGCCTCGCTTGGCATTGATGGTCTTACACATATTATCGTAATGACCATTATCTCCAAGATGGCACTTATTTTCTTGCCAGTATGGGTAATGGTAGCCGTTATGCTGCTTGTTGCCGTTTCTAAAGAATTGCTCGACAGGTTCACAGGGCAGGGAACGTCAGAGTGGAAGGATTTCTTTTGTGATGTTGCAGGCATTTTAATAGCGATGATATGAAAAAGGCATTGTTATTCTTTATTGTTCTTCTCTCTCTTGTTTCGTGTTCGCGAAAGACAACGAGCGTTGAGAAAGAGTTCACGGATTCAGTGAGGATAGAGAGACGTGACACGTTGATACAACGGCAGATTCTTACGATTGCTGACACCGTGTACCTCTCCGATACCGTCTTTGTCTACGAGCTAAAAATGGTTACGGTTGATTCAGATGGAAAGGTTCTCCGCACCGATACGGAACGCGAAAAGAAAATCATTTCCAACCGAAACGCAAAGCACTATGTCAACGCCAAGCAGGAGGAGCGGCAGACGAGCGTAACGGACAAGAAAGAGACGAGAAAGGAGAAGGAAAACAAGACGGTGAAGGAGAAACCGCCGATTTTGCAGCGATTCAAAGACAGCCTCTTTCAGCTCGCCGCGGTGTTGCTGATGATAATTGGCGCGTGGTATTATTTTGTTTATTCCAAGAGGAGCAGAAGCAAGAATAATCCTTAATGATTATTCAACCTTTTAATTCCTCTAAAATGAAACAATTACAGATATTATTTGATAAAGCCGTTGAAGCTACAATGAATGCAAGCGGTTTATCTTTTGAAGAGTTCACGACAAGCAGAAGCGAACGAAGTGTGAATGCACGTGTAGTTTTCGTTGATTATCTAATCGAAAAAGGAATGAGTGAAGGCACTATCGCTGAGTTAAGTGGTATGAGCCAGCAAAGGGTGAACGCCTTGAAAAATTCACGCATCTACCGAATGAAAACTCTTATGTGCAGAGTGTTGAAACAAAGTCTAAAAGATATTATCGGATAAGAAATGGCGTGCCTTCGGGTGCGCCTTTTTTTGTTGTAAATTAATTATATATAAATGTTAAATTCACGCATTTTTCTAAGATAAAATCTTGGTTTTTATTTGGTGTTTTCAAGATAAATAGCTATCTTTGCAATATAGAAAAGAAGGAAATAGCAATAACACCTCAGCCCTCGACAACACGGTAAGTCACTAATTATGAAGACGAATAAAAAATATAGCAAGAAGTCAATTATCGCAATCATCAGACGTGGAGAACCAACGGAGATTTTCCGCCTTTGCTTCCATTTGAATGGTGAAGTAAGCAAAAAATCTGTATGCGAATTAATCAGAAGCTTTGCTCCTTCAAAAAAAATTAAGGACACAGCCTATGATATTGCGTATCGCTCGGAACATAAATTCCAACCGTTGTCGTCAACCGAATTGTCAAGAGAATCTGAATACTACGAGGCGAATAAGATTCACATGATTGTTAATCAATTGCGGTATTATATGAAAGGCGATAAGGATTCTTATACGAAGACACCAATTTTGATTGAAGGACAATTATTTTGGGCATCACGAGAATATGGCCGTAATGACTATAACAAGTCTTTCATTTGTGAATACAAAGGGAACGAGAAGATTTGTGACCTCTTGGTAAAGTTAGGAAATAAATATTTATAATAAATAAGGCGCACCAGAAGCCTCCAAAAAGCCTCAAGGGTATGAGCAAGAAATTATGAAAATCAAAGCATCTAAATTCAATGAGGTTAGATTATCTGACGTTGCTCAGTTTATAAAATCACCTTCACAAATTATTAGGTCTGAGTGTTCAAATGGCGTTCTTCTTGGTCAAATCAGCCTTAAAGATGGAAGTGTTATGCGATTATATGCTGGCGATGAGATTCGCATTAATAATGTTCAATTGCCGTTGGCTGCACCATCCTCTTTCCCATTTCCTGAAAATGAGGACTATTTTAATTCTGAGATAGAAATAAATGACTTATAATATATTCTGTTGGTAAATTTATTAGCCCTCGACAACACGGTTAAGTCTATAATTCATGAAATATAGCGTTTATTACAGCAATAATGTGGAAACGAATAAGGTTGCCGAGTTCGAAACATTAAAGGAAGCCAAAGATTATTGCGCCAAGAACACAGAAGGTTGCGACGAAGTTTGTGCCGAAGACAATTGTTTTGAACATAATAACAATTTTTGGTATGAAGTATATGAAGGAGAGGACTGTGCTATTTATGATGAAGACGGCGAAGTTGCAGACCTCAAACAAACTGTTTACGAAACTGAACGCTTTTATTACGATTAATTAATCAAAATGAAAAGAGAAATACCATTATTTATCGTTGATTCTTCGAGAAAACACAAGAAAGGAGAATGTGACTATATATGTTGCACTGATAAAGATAACGGCTTTATCGCTAAGATTGATTACATTGATGGCGAATTAGAAGAAACAGGAAGTGATTACAGAATAGGGTTAAGCAAAAATGGAATCTCTTGCAGAATGAAGATAGTTCGCTCAATGGGCGAGAATCCAACTGAAACCGCGGTTAGAAGCCTGCTCAAAAAAGGAATGGAGTATTATTCAACTATCATTCAAAAAAATGTTGATGTCACAAAGCTCAGCCGAGAAGATTGCGTTGATTGCATTGATGTGATTATAAGAGCCAATATGTCCTTAATGAAGGACAGGCCACTTGGCCAAAGACAGACAATTGCGACATCTATTTGCGTGTTAGAGGCCGCCAAAAAATACATAATGGAAAAATAAAATCATCATGAAAGAAATAATAAGAGGCATAACAACTCGTTATATATTCCGTAACTCGGATAAAAAATCCGTTCAGTTAGATGTGACAGTATATGATGCTGAAACAGCGTCAAATGTCAAGGTTCATGATATAGTTCTACATGTAGATGGTATCGAAATGAACTACAATTATAACAACACTAATGGCCCGAGCTGCATCTACGGTAAGTGTAACACTTCAATCCATGAAATGCTCTTTAACAACAAAGGAGAAGGTCGAATAAAAATAAGAACGAAGATTGGCGATGAATATTTAATAGCAATACCAGAAGACATTTCATCGGACATTTACAATTCACTAAAGAACAATGACAAATAAGCAATCAGGCTGGGGCGGCCGCCGCGAAAATAGCGGCCGCCCAAGAACAAACAAAGTCACAATGTGGGCAAATGTAACGCCTGCATTCCTTGCTAAACTAAAAGAGAAGGCCGAAGAAGAAAACATGAAGGTCGGTGAATATCTCGAAGAACATCTTAGGTTATAATTTTCAGCAAATTAAATCCATTCGTAAGGTGCTGATTCTGAAAGCCAATCAAAACAATATGGCGCGTTTCGGCAAATTACCAGCAAATTAAATCTTTCTTAATACTTCGTGATTATAACCGAATTATAATCAAAAAAAGGCTCGTCACAGCTATTGTGGCGAGCCTTTTTTGCTTCATGCTGTTAGCTTTTCATAAAACAAACAGATTACAATTTCCACAAAACCGAAACAAATCGCAACAGCCGAAATTTGTCTTAGAAAGCAGGAAAATCCTGTTTCATAACTTAAAAACAAATTTATTATGGAAGGAATTGAAAAAGTGATTTGTTGCGACCGTGGCAACAATGACGCCTTGGCTTATGCAGCGATGGCAAACAAACAGTCCGACCCTATGGCAATGGCAGCGATGATGAACGGAGGCATGGGTAATCAGTGGATGAATAATCCATTTGCCTATATGATGTTTCTTGCATTGTTTGGCGGTGCAGGATTCGGAGGCTTTGGTAACAGAGGGAATGCCGTGCAGGATGCAGAAATCCAAAATCAAATCGCCTCTCTACGCTCACAGATGGCCGACAACCACAATGCAGATTTGCTGATGTCGGCAGTCAAGGGTAACGATGATGCCCTCAAAACGCTTGGCGCAAATCTTAATTGCGACTTCAATCAATTGCAGCAGGCCGTTTGTGCAATACGTTCAGCAGTAGAAAATGTTGCTGGGCAAGTAGGTTTCAGTGCTGAACGAGTTATCAATGCGGCTGAGCGCGGTGATGCCAGCATTATAAGTGCAATTCAGAATTGTTGCTGCAACACACAGCAGGGCATTTTGAAAATGGGCTATGAGAATCAGCTTGCAATTCAAGGCCAAACAGAATCCTTGAACAGAAGTTTGAATTTCGTTAACTCGTCAATCGAACGTGGTTTTAGCGCTCTTGGTTTTCAGAATGCTCAAGACAAATGCGATATTATTCGCGCTGGGCAAGACAATACGCAGCGCATAATCGACACGCTCAACAGTCATTGGAACTCAGATTTGCAGCAGCGCTACAATGATGCACGTCTGGAACTCTCACAGCAGAAGCAGAATGCGGAGCTTATAGCAGCTTTGAAAACGACAACAACGCCGTAAAACAAAGGTGGTAGGGAATTTCTTTCCTACCACTAAATTTCTCTGAGTTTAAAAGCAAAACGCCATGAAATTATATATTGCTATCTCAAACAAATCAGATTCTCATTTCAATGGGGAAAGCGCCGCCGAAGCAATTAAAAGAATATTCTACACGGATAAAAACGGAGCAGAGCACAAAGGCGCACACTGGTCAGTAAATGAAGTCCTAAAAGCAACAGAAAAACTAAAATTCAAATCTTGTGTTACGGACTGGGATAAATATGTTGCTTTTAATTACGCTTATGCAGATTTCAACAAGATTATGTCAGATGAAATGATTATCTTAGCAGCGCATTCCTTCTTCTTTGACGATGAGGATGCGCCTTGTGACAAGGTGTACAGATATGTACAATCAATGTCAAATAACGTCTAACCGTGAAAAATCCGTGCAGGTGATTTTATCTAAACAGATAAGAAATTAAATATCAGTTACTTACAAGGGTAAGACTAATGCTTTGGGAGCAGGGGGTCGTGGGTTCGAATCCCGCTACCCCGACAATAATTAAACCGCTGATAATTAGATATTTACTAATTGTCAGCGGTTGTTTTTGTCTCTATATTCAAATGTTAAAGCCGTAAATTTATGCCGTATTATGCCGTATTATGCCGAAATTTGCCGAAAATCCGTGCAAAACACGTGCAATCCATCAAAATGTAGAACCGTGCAAAATCAGTGCAAATGGCAAAAATTAATCTGTACCTCGATGCAAGGGCGAAAAATAAATCTGGAAAATATTGTGTAAAGATTGTAATTCGGCACAATAATACATCTTCTATGATTCCGACATCTGTGTTTCTAAAAAAGGAGGAATGGCTGAATGGAGAGGTAATAAACACTCCTCTGGCTAAGAGATTGAATCAAGTTTTAAAATCGAAACTTGAATATCTTAGGATGCAAATCATCTTATTAAGTTCATTAAAGAATCTTGAAAAGATGACAGCCAAAGATATACGTGAACAAATAAATCCTCGCGAAGAAACAGAAGAAGAACGGCCACATTATATCAAAGAATATTTCAAGATATTCATTTCAAGGAAGACAAAAGATAGAACAAAAGAGGTTTACGAAGGCACAATAATTAAGATTGGCAATTATTGCGATATTGATAATTTATCATTTGAGGAGATTGATTACAAATGGTTAGTTGATTTCGATACTTGGATGCAGGCAAAAGGAAACTCAGTAAATACGCGCTCCATTCATTTGCGCAATCTTCGCGCCTTATTCAATGAGGCAATTCGCGAAGATTATGTAGCACAAGAATATTACCCATTCAGGAAATTCAGAATAAAATCTGAACAGACTGAAAAACGCTCTTTGACAATCAAGGAATTATTATCACTGATGAATTTTAAATGCGAAGATTATCAGCAAAAATATCTTGACATCTTCCTAATCTCATTTTATTGCGCAGGAATAAACATGGTTGATTTGCTTGATTTGCCGCATCCCAACGAAGAACAGAGAATAACATATCGAAGAAGCAAGACAGGAGTTCTTTGCAGTCTTAAAATCCCAAACGAAGCAATGAAGCTCATTCGCAAATATCGTGGAGAAAAGAAACTGCTTATCTTCGGAGAGACACATGAAGATAAAAGGTCGTTTGTTAGAACAATAAACAAGAATCTACAGAAGATAGGAAAGACAGACATTATTAATGTAAGAAACAGATATGGACGAGTGAAGAAAGAAAAAATATTCAAGCCTCTGTTTCCACATCTTACAACATATTGGGCAAGACATACATGGGCGACTATCGCCGCAGACATTGACATTCCAGATGCTGTTATAGATGCTGCTCTTGGCCACAAGCCACAATACCAAATCGCAGACATATATATAAGAAGGAATGAAAAGAAGGTTGACCAAGCAATCAAGAAAGTAATAGACTATATAAAAAAATCCACTGACAATTAATTTTGCCAGTGGATTTTTTTGTTTTATCCTACATGTTCTTCTGGGTCATCGTATTTAAGATTGAAGTCTGTCGCAATATGCTTTCTTATGTCATTTATCGCCAATCCGATAAAACCGAAAAGGCAAAATAAAAAGCCAGAAACAGCGCTCATTATTCCAGCCGCAACTTGCTGTTGCCCTAAAAAATCCTTGTAATAAGTTCCAATGTTATTTATTCCTATTATAGCAACAATAATTCCAACAATAAATGAAATTATGCCTATTGCAATAACAGCTTTGGACATGATGTCAAGATTGCGATAGCTGAAGGAAACGTCAATAAATTCAGATAGTGCTTTTTGTGAAATCATAATTGTTTAATTTAAAAATTTGTTCTTACTAAGCCAACAATACGATATATTTTAATCACATCGCTTTTTTCTATATTTATATCCTCCAACTGACTTTTTTGATTTGAAACCTTGCATTCATACTTATCGCCGCGCTCATAAACGTTTCTGAAAATAAATCCAATACTCTTTGTGTCTATTATATAAGGAGCGCCGCTTTCAATAACCGCATTCTCTTGCAGTGCTGATAACGCAATTAAATCCCCACGCATAAATTGAGGTTCCATTGATACCCTATCATTTCTAAAATAGAAATCAAAAGGTGGAAATTGATTAAACGCTCCCATGTATTCCAGATTCTGAACCTTTCCGCTTTTGACAAGCTCCAACACGTCAATGTTAGGAATCTTAGCAATACTCTCCGTAATGATTGGCTTTTGCTCACCGTTAGCGAAGAAGAAATTAGACAGTTTGTCAAAGTTATTGTCGTTGTTTTCAAATCCTTTATTAAGCATTTCCCCTTTTCCAGTTTTAAGCCATTCAATATTTAGCTCGGGAAAGTTTTGTGAAATATTGAACAACGCAGAAACACCGAAATCATCTTTGACAACAGATAAATAGCTGGTTGACAAACCTGCTTTAAGAAGGAATTGTCTTTGTGAAACTCCTTTGTAATTAATGAATTTAAGTAGTCTATCTTTCATAATGTTAAAAAATATTTATTCGTTAGATATTTGTATCTAATTATTTGGCATATATAATTATTATATGTATCTTTGCACATGTAACCAAGAGGGAAGATAACTTATCTGCCTAATGGTTGTGCAAAATTAAAAAGAAAAAATAGAATAGCAAAATATTATATATAAAAATGGTAAGAAAAAGTTTAATTCAAATACCATCGGAGATACGGAGGAAGGCAACAATCGAGAGGTATAATAAGATATATGCCTATTATATAAGAGAATTAAATCTTGGAACAAAGGCGTATGATGCAATTGTGATGACTGCTAACGCATTTAATGTAACGATAGCAACGGTTTATAAGGTAAAACGAGAAAAAGAGAAAGGAGCAAGCAATGAGGGTAGTAATGCCACAAATAGCAGATGATTCAAAATACACGGTGTGCCAAGCGTCTGAGGTTCTTGGAGTTCACAGAGACACTATTAGAAGATGGGTTAATAGCTGCCTTTTAAAGCCGAGATTCAGCAAGATAAACGGACGGAAGTTTTTTCTTGGCAAGGATTTAAAGAAGTTCTGGATGACACAATATTGAAAAATAGCTCATTCGATAGCAAAACCGAAATAGTCCGTTCTCGCATTTTCCAAATAAATCGTCTTCGGTTTTGATATTGCGTAAATCTCATAACTAAATTCTCATTGCAATTGTTATCGGATGAGCAAAGAGCTGAATGGTTACACCAAAAGGTTTGTGTTCTGGTGTTATGCTTGGTGTTGGCGGTTCGATTCCGCCACAGCTCACAAAGCGAAAAGTGTTCTTTGACATATTGGCAAAGGGGTACGGAAGCGAATTTATAAGTAGCAAGGCCCAAATCCCCGAATGAGTGGTATCACGTGATAGTAACTATCTATGTCGTGAAGTTGTAAACGGATGAGGCTCGGCATCATCCATACCACGTGAGCTACCACGAGAAGTTATGTAACTATCATGTAACTACCATGTAACTACATAATCAACTTCATATACTCCTCAGATATGCCGATAGCTGGCGCATTCACCTTTCGTTTGCGTTTGGACTTGGCGGCACAGGTGGTTCAAGTCCACCTATCTGAGCTAATTAAAACCTTGTTGTATGAATAAGATAAAGAGAATTGCTGAGATAAGAGAATTGCTGATGCAGGATGCAGAAGAGCAGTGTATCTGCCGCACACGCGGTTATCTCACTGCCAACTTCTACATGGAGATTGGCAAGAAGAATTACGAAGTTGAATTAATCGTTGATGAAGATTGGCAATGTAGCGATTGTTCCGTCTACAACATAGAAGAAGATGTGGAGGACGTGAAATTAAAAATCATAATCCTCAACGAATATTCAGAGCTATACGCCACACTCAAACGAGAGGCGTATGAAAAACTTGACAGAGAAGCGAAATTGTACGAGGAGCATGAACAATCGCTGATGTACGATTTCCTTTATTGATATAAGCTCGCTGCGGTTCTTTTCACGAGGTGCAAAGAGTTGCATCGCAAATGATAGAGTGCAATCTTGAAAGGGAGAATGAGAAGATTTCCGTTACGTAGCGAGCGCACGCAGGTGATTGAGACTGGGTCTCATTCTTTTGGAAGTTCCATAGTTGTTATGATTTGATTAAATAGAATATGTGAGATAAGAGGTTCGATTCCTCTCACCTGCACCAACCAATAAAAACATATTATGAAGAAGGAATACTATTTTGTTCTTTCAGTCTCTTGTAATAGAAGAAACATGAAAGAAAAGATACTTGCCGAGTACCTTAAAAGCTACAAGAATTGTCTTGTAGAGTTTGGCGAAGAATATACGATAGATGTTTTAATTGCCGACCTCAACCAACGACTCGATGAAATCAACGCATCGAATAAGCGGTGCATGGATATTCGTTTAAAGCGAGAAAACGGCATGTTTGGCGAAATAGTCTTTGAATTTAAAAGTGATGTAAGCAGTGATTATCAATCCGCTATAATGGTTCTCAGACCAGTAAGGCGATGGGTGGCAGGTTCAAGCAGTAATGGAAAATGTGACGCAGAATAAAAAACAAAAAACATGAAAGCATTTACAAATTACAGATATTACGTTCTATTTGCCGTTAGCTTTATGGCGACGATATTGTTTATCGCTATGCCAGACGATAGCTGGAGCACTCTGAGGTTTATTGCCTTTTTGGTGCTAACAAAAGCATCTGCATGCTTGCTTATCTACGTCACAATGGTTTTGATTTCTCATTGGAGCGATAAGCACGAAATACCAGAGATAGATTCGCTCATTAATGGAAATCTTTGACAACTACGTTTTTGCTATATATAAGAAAGATGTTTCTATCAATGTTTTACTTGTTGACGGTTGGCGACAATAGTCAGCAGGGCCGAGCGGTCGCAACGGATTGCGATAATTAGTTCTTCCGCTACTCTAATTTCATAATTCATACTAAGGTGGCCGTCCGTACTTGCAAGTATGGACGGCTTTTTAAATTCAAACACAATGAAAGATATTCAGTTATTCAATGATAGTTTTCAGAACTACAAATCATATCAGATACCAAAGGCGCAGCTCATTTTGACAGATGTGCCATACGTTCTCGGCAAGAATGCCTACGCTTCAAACCCCGTTTGGTATGTGGATGGAGACAACACCAAAGGAGAGAGAGCGACAAGGCAGGAAAGCAGTTCTTCTCATCTGACAGCGAATTTCGCCCGGCAGAGTTCATGCACTTCTGCTCCAAGATGCTAATAAAAGAGCCTAAAGGCAAGAATGTGGCACCATGTATGGTTTTGTTCTGTGCCTTTGAACAGCAGTTTGAGTTTATCGAATTGGGCAAGAAATACGGTTTGAAGCATTATATCAATCTCGTGTTCCGCAAGAACTTCTCAGCACAAGTCTTGAAAGCCAACATGAAGATAGTCGGTAATTGCGAGTACGGGCTTGTCCTTTATCGTGACAAGTTGCCAAAGTTCAACAATGACGGCAGCATGGTATTCAACTGCTTCGATTGGGGATATGACACCATAACTCCAAAGGTACACCCAACACAAAAGCCAGTGCCATTATTGGAGCGCATTATCAAGATTTTCACAGATAAGGGCGATGTGGTGATTGACCCGTGTGCAGGAAGTGGAACAACCTTACTTGCAGCAGCAAATATGAAGCGCAAGGCATACGGATTTGAGGTAAACAAGAAGTTCTGTGCTGATGCTGAGAAGAAGGTATTAAAACGTATTCAACATAACTTATTCGTATAATATAAAAGAAGTACAAGCATACAAATGTGAATATGGAAAAGAAATACAAATTTACCGAAGAGACAAGGATATATAATGGCAGGCTGTTACATCGCATTGTTGCCATTCGCGATTTCCTCAGTATCATAGCAGGCACAAAAGGCGGCTGGATAGAAAAGGAAGATAACTTATCTCACGAAGGAGATTGCTGGGTTAGAGATGAGGCGATAGTCTGTGACAAGGCATGCGTTTTTGATAATGCGAAAGTAGCTGGAAATGCGATTGTTGAAAAGTGCGGACACGTTTTTGGTGAAGCTTCTGTGAGTGTAAACGCAAGGATAACGGATTACGCGGCCATTTTTGGTTATGCACGAGTTTTTGGCGCTGCTTTGGTTGGCGAAAGAGCGAATGTCTGTGGTAATTCAATGATTGGCATGAATGCCGTTATTGAAGGCCATGCCATTGTTGAAGGCGGATGTATCTATGGAAAGACCGTTATTGAAGGTAATTCGCGTGTAACTGGCAAAGTTGTCATTGATGGTACGGCTTATATTTGCGGCAACGCTGTAATCGCCAAAAATGAAGACTTCATTGTTTTCAAAAACTGGTGGTCAAGCGGCCGTTATTTCACATGGACGAGAAGCAACGATAAATACAAGGTCGGTTGTTTTTATGGAACAGGTAAAGAACTGATTGAGGCAGCGTATAATCATGACGAAAAAAGAGGAAGAGAATATGAACGGATTGTTAACTATGTAAATTCAATCAAGAACGATGGAAAATAAAATGACATTACACGAAAAACTGAATCTGATTCAGACAAAGTTAGAAGCGCCGAAGGACTTGTATAACAAGTTTGGCAACTATCGTTATAGAAGTGCGGAAAGCATTTTGGCCGCGACAAAACCTTTTCTTCGCGAAATGGGTTTGACGCTTGTGACAGAATCGAAAATCAGCGAACATTTAAATCGCATCTATATAGAATGCACCGTTACCATTTCTGACGGAAAAACAAGTGAGAGTGCAAGCGGAATGGCACGCGAGGAAGAAACGAAAAAAGGTATGGATGGTTCGCAGATAACAGGTGCGGCAATGAGCTATGCCAAGAAATATGCGCTTGGTAATCTCTTTGCTATTGACGACACTAAAGATGCAGATACGACTGAATACGCGCAACAGGTACAAGCTGCACAACAGAGTACAACAGCAACGGTGAGCCAGGCCAAGCCAAAGCAAGTGAAACAGCAAGCGCCGCAGGGCGATGAGGAGCGTTTGATGTTGCTCTTGCAAGATATAAGCCATGCGAGAAGCAGAAAAACACTTACAACGATATGGAACGAGAATAAGGACTTGCAATCCAATCCGAGATTTAGTGAGGCCGTCCAAGAGGCATCTAAAAAATACCCGAAATGATAAGAATTGCATTTTGTATTATCGCCATGCTGGTTATGGTGGCGATGTTAACCGTTGTTGTATATGCACAACATATAGCCAATAAAGACGAGGACGATGAAGAAGATTAAACTGAATGACAGCGGAATCCTGTTTGATGCAGAGAGCCACACCTATTGCACCAAGGATGGAGAAGTACTGCACGGAATCACGGGAAGGCTCAAAGAACGAGCCTTCCCCGATGAATATAAAGATATTCCAGAAGATGTGTTACAACGTGCCGCGACAAGAGGCACGAGGATTCACAATATACTTGAATTGTATGATGAAGTAGGATTGATAACGGACGAATGCCAAGAGCTTCAGAACTACATGAAGGCACAGACGGAATTTCCTTTCCTTGCCAACCATCTGCAAAGCGAATATCTTATCACGGATAACAAACAATATGCTTCCGCGATTGACAAAGTCTACGTGGAAAATGATGGCGTTATCCTCGGTGACGTGAAGACTACCTACCATCTTAATGAGGAATATGTAAGTTGGCAGCTATCTATCTATGCTTATTTCTTTAACCTTATCAATCCAGATGTAGAGGTCAAAAAACTCTATGCTCTTTGGTTTAGGGAAGACAAATATAAGGTCGTTGAAGTAGAGCGAAAATCTATTGAAGATGTCAAGAAGTTGCTTTATACGGAAGAAGCGTTGCCAGTCACCACCGTTGACGAAGCAATGATGCCAGACATCAACCGCGCGGAGGCAGCGCTAATTGAATATAAAGAAGCGATGGAATTTTATAAGGCGCAATACGATAAGCTCAAAGAAGGAATCTTGGCTATTATGATGCAACATGATATAAAGAAATATGACGGACAGAGGATTTCCATAACAAGGAAGCCAGAAACTGAGCGATTATGTTTTGATTCAAAGGCATTCAAAAATGATTATCCGCAGATGTATGAGCAATACATCACGAAAATAAAGACTTCAAGTAGTATTTTAATAAAAGTGAAATAAAATGATAGGAAACGAAAGATACCAATGTCTTGCACATTTGACAAATGACGCTGAACAAAAAAATTCACAGAGTGGTGCTTTTACTGTCTTTTCGGTGGCAGTGAACAGAAAATTGAAAGATAAGGAAATAACAAAATTTATCTCCTGCATAAAAGGCGGTGACAATAGCAAGTTACTTCCATATTTAAAAAAAGGAACGTATGTATTACTTGAAGGCAGCGTTGACGGTAATGCTTATGTATCAAAAGAAGGAATACCAAAATTTTCCCTGCAACTAAACGTTTTTGATTTGCAATTGCTTAATGTTGCAAAAACGAGCAATCCGCAATCTGATTTTGCACAACCACAAAATCAGAGCGAAGAAACAAAGAAAGTATTATCGCCAGAATATGTAAACGGTAATAATTTATATGGCGGTAGCGATGATTTGCCTTTCTGATAAATTATGAAATACGACCTGAAAAATCCGCTTGATAAACAAAATCTACTTTTGCGAGTAAAAAAGGAAATTGAAAACGCAAACAATGTTGTAGAGTTTAGTGTTTGCAAGCCAAAAAGAACAATAAAGCAAAACAGGTATCTTCATGTTATATTGTCATATTTCGCTTGTTCGATAGGTCTTTCAGTAGACTATGTTAAACAGAATTACTTCAAGCTCTTATGTAATAAGGAAATCTTTGTGATTGATGCAGAAGATGTTTTCATTGGCAAGACAAGAAGGATTCGGTCATCAAGTGAATTGACAACAGAAGAAATGTCAATTGCGATTGAGCGGTTTAGAAACTGGTCAGCAGAAACGGCAGGTATCTACATTCCTTCAGCAGAGGAACATCATTTGTTGCAATTAGCTGAAATACAAGTAGAACGAAATAAATTATATTTATAATGTCAGAGTATATCAATCACAAGATTTCAAACCGAAGCGAATATGTTTTCAGAAAATTAATTGAAAGAAAAGGTGCTGCGGCCTATGGCGTGTATTGGTATATTCTGGAGGAATTGTACGAAAGCGGCGGCAAAATGCTTTTTGAAGAGATTGAACCTATCTCAAAAGTTCTATGCGTAAGAAAAGACTTTGTGGCGAGTGTTATAAAGTCCTTTTCTTTATTTCAATATGATTCAGAATCGTTTTGGTCAGATGAAGTAATTGAACAAATAGAAAAGAGGCAGAAAATAAAAGATAAAAGAAAGGAGGCTGCAAATAAAAGATGGGTGTCTGAGAAAAATATTATTGTGCCAGAAAAAGAGCTTGATTCATCTCCTAATGTTATTGATTCATCTCCCAATGTTAAAATTACGAAGGTTGACAAAGAGCAAGAGATGAAGTCAAGAGAGAGGAAGTTTTATAACATGTTAGTTCCATTCGTCAAAACTTATGGCCGTGAAATGATAAGAGAATTTTTCGATTACTGGAGCGAGCCGAACAAGTCACATTCAAAGATGAGATTTGAGCAGGAGCGGACATGGGATTTAACGAGACGATTGCAAACATGGGAAAAAAGAAGTAGAAATGGATTTAGTAAATATAACAGCGGAGCAGATAAGCAAACAGCTAACTATAAAGCCGTTGAAGCCTATCGAAATGAAAGCATTCAAAATCTCAAACCGATGGATTCAGAAGAACAAATGCCTATCTAATATGTTGAGTAATTATTCTCCTGTCAATTGGTCTTATCTACCGCAGATTGGAGACGAGGCGTACACACGCGAATGTCCGTCCATTGGCGCGTTAGATGAACTCTATCAAATGAAAGGCGTTGCAAGGATGTGGATAGATGAACAAGTAACAGCGATGTACCTAATGTCTTCAAGCAAAGAGAACATGAGAACACCAATTTCATTGTTTGCAAGTAATTTTTCTGTCGTTGCCGCGCCATACAAGCTGACAGAACTAATGCTGTTTTTTTCAAGATATGCGGCTGGAATGTACGACAATTCTTATTCCACTTTCAATTCAAGAAGGATTGGCGTTGCTTTTCATTCTGAATTTTTGCCGCAAAGGGAGCAGGCTTTAGCGAGGCTCGAAAGGCGTAAGGCTTCAAATATAAAAGATGAGGTTTCAAAAATAACAAGAAATCAATATGAAGAAAGCAAAGACTTTAAAACGACAGTGAAAGTGCTAAAAGACAGCGATGAACTAAGAGAAAAACTTGGCATTGCATCTGGATTAAACGTTAATGGCATAGGCGTGAGTTTTTTGCCAAAGAAATATATTCATCTTATTCACGAATATCAATCAAAGAATCTTATCACAGTATTATCCTGCGAATCAATCAAATAAAATATGGGAAACGTGAATCTTTACACTCTCCTTTTGCGTATTCATGATTTCTTTTTTGGTAATGCAGAAATGAAATACAAGAAAGAATTGCAAGAGAGGTCAAATAATGAAATTCAAGTGATGGAATTTGATGGTGAGCTATGGCTCTGCCATCGTAACACACCACTAATCAAGCAAGAGTGGACTACTGAAAATCTTGCTAAGCTGACAGAAAAAGTTAGAGAGAACTGGATGAAGTATAATATTTTAAAACATAAAAAATGACTATCAACGAATATCAAGAAAGAGCGCTGGAAACAGCAATTTACCCAAATTCAATTATCTATCCTACCATCGGTTTAACTGGGGAAGCTGGAGAGGTAGCAGACAAAGTGAAAAAGGTTCTCCGCGACAAAAACGGAGAGTTTTTTAAAGACCCATCTACGAGGGAGGAAATAATGAAAGAGATTGGCGATGTTTTATGGTATTGCGCAACACTTGCAAACGACCTTGGTTATACGCTGGAAGAAGTTGCAGAAGCGAATATTAAAAAACTATCAAGCCGAAAAGAAAGAGGTATGCTTGGCGGTAACGGAGATAATCGATAAACCAACGAAATTTATAATTGTAATGACAAGAGAAGAAATAACGCACATCTATTTTCGTAAGATGTGGCTGTCGCCGAGCGGTTATCCAAGATTTCCGAGAAGCGCAATGTATGCGTACAGGGCTGGAGTTATCCGCGAAGAAGAGAAAGAAAGATATGGAATTGACAAAATAATAAGGAGGTATAGTTTATGAAGCTTACAATAAAAACAATGCGTGCCATAAACAAAGAGGCGAAGCAGCGCTATAAGAGTAAGATAGAACAAGAAGTGTTTGCTTTTGGAGCGAGGCGAGCGCTGGAAGAATATTCCAAGAACCTTTGGCATGGAGCAGACGAACAACCTGCATTCAATAGTGAGATAATTATCTACGCCAAGCGCGTGCTGCCAAGCGGACAGAAGATTGCACCAACCTATGCGGCCGTTTATCGTGATTTCATGGGCCGAAACGTTTGTCTGTTTACTGATATAGATATCAAGGCAGATATTCTTAGATGGATTAACGTGGAGGATTTGCCATGAATGATTGGAAGCCAGATGTAAGATGGAGACCAAACACGGGTATCATACGTCACGAACCATTGATGCCCGTGCCTCACAAGAATATAAATCTACTCGTCACCTACGCGGAAGCTCAGCAGGAGCATGAAGCGATGATGTGGAAGAAGATGAACGACAAGCGGCGGCGTGAATACGGCATTTGCACTGCATTATGCTACCTTCATTTCATGCGCGTTGAATATTCGATGAAGCTTGCACGTGATGTTGTAGACACGCTTGCCAAGCGGAAGAATGTATATCGACATGAAGTCAAGCGGACGTGCAGAAGAATTGTTGACGAGGTGGCGAGGCTGAATGCTTGGATGTATAATGTGATTCAGCAAGAAAGGTATTTGGAAGGCTATGACCACTTCGTTGATACCTTCAGCGACCACATGAAAGAGAAATATGATGCGCTGCGCTACTGCATGATGCAGGCTTGTAAGCCATGCTTGACAGACCCTGCCTTGTATGCTCAGTTGGAATGTACGAGAATTGTTGCAGAATTGGCAGATGCCTGCCGCAAAGGAGACATGGAGAAATACAGAGATTACTCATATATCCAAGGTATTTACGCTTACAACACCGAGACGCTTATACCTCTCCTTTGTTCGCTTGAAGAATTGATTAAGAAGAGGATATTCATTCGCGGAAGCAAGGACGTTAATCTTAACAAGGATGAATATGTGTGCAGGTGCGTAAACGCTGTGACTGACAGATTTCGCGATGGAAAAGGGTTAGTGAAATTGTTAGAAGATAAATGGTAATATTATGAGTGAATATAGCATATCTTACAACATGGATACAGGTGACATAATGAACTGTCTATCTGAATCTGAGAAGGTAAATTTCGTGTATGAATGTTTCGAATGTCTTGAATTATATCAGCAACAAGATTTTATCGAATCGCTTGGCGCGGATGAGGTTGTTGACCTACGTGGCGAGGATGAAATTATTTACGAGCTTGAAATGCGAGGATATAAAATCACAAAAGATGGAAGCAAGGGTATTTAAAAAAATGGTAAAGCTATGATTGGTGATTATAGAATATATTGCGACATGGATGCAATGGACATAATGGATTGTCTACATGATTCTCAAGAGGTAGATTTCATGTATGAATGTTACAAATATCTTAGCACGCTTAAGCAGGGAGATTTTATCGAAAAGATTGGCGTGGAAGAGGTTGTAAACCTTCTCGACAATGGAGAGATTGTCGAACATCTTAGCGATGAAGACCTTATTGAAGAGCTGGAATTGCGAGGATATATAATCACAAAAGATGGAGGCGAGGATATTTAAAGAAAATGGCGATTATGTTGTATATGCGGAGATTATTTCTTCTGACGGATATACAACATTCAAACCGCTGCGCAACTTTGGTTGTCGTCAGTCTGACGCGATTGAATATCGTGACAGCGACTTGAAGGATGTGAAAGAATCGCGGATTAATTTCTTGATTAAAACATACAAACCAGACGTGCGGTACAAACGTGTATGCAAAGGAATATACAAGAAGACATACTATTAACTGATTGAACCATGACAGAAGAAAGACTTAAAATGATTAACAAGATAGCCGAGGAAATGAAATTCATCTCTGAGGCGATAAAGAAGATTGATGAAGGATATACGTTTGAAATTCGTCTTAAAGGTGTGCGCACAACGGATGGCTTTAGCGTTTACCCTTTTCTTTCGGAGGCACAACGTAGCGAGATAGAAGATTTAGTGGAGAAGTGCATAAGAAAGAATTTAGAGGATTATAGAAAGGCATTTGAGAAATTATGAAACATTTAATATCCCTAAAGACAAATCAAGGCATCGCCTCAGTTGAAGACTATCAGAATGGCCGCATTGACAGAGGCGATGTAATCGGCGTCATCCTTCAAACGGAGGTGATAGGTGTGATTATTTCTCTTGACCAGTGGAACGAAATCTGGTGCAGCGAGGAAAACTGCAAAGTATTTAATAAGACGTGTAGCGAAGCAGAAGCTTTGCAGACATTGAGCGGTCTGGAACTCACTCGCAATATCGTTAATCAGAACGAGGAAGACGGGGAAGAGATGACTGCTGCTATGCGTTGCTGGCAGTACAAGAAAGGCAACCTTCAGTGGTATCTTCCAAGCCTGTATGAGCTGGGTACAATCTTTTCTTATCGTGATGAATTGAACAAGGTACTAAAAATGATTGGTGCAAACTTTTTACGTAAATCCTATTGTGCCTGGAGTAGTTCCGAGTCCGACCATTGGAACACTTGGGTCGCCAGTTCATGTGCTGGTTACTTTTACAGCAAAGACAAGTTCGACAACTTAATAACAAGGGCCGTTGCCGCATTTAGCCCCTTGCAGCATGAAACCTCATTTTCTGCCGACACGAAAATGAGCCTGTGAAGTTCAAACAAAAAAGTATATCAATAATAAAATAAACAACTATGGCAACTAATAAAGATACAGAGCAGTGCTGCACACTGCCTGAATTGAAGGAAACAGAAAAAGAAACTGTTAATGTCGCTGAGATTCTTCGCGACTACAAACCCAATGAAATAATTCTATACACAACTATATATGGCAATGCGTTCTTCAAAGGGTTCACGCGCGATGGTAGTGGAATTATCCTCGAGAGCACAAACACAGTCGATATTGCGCTTGACGCAAGCGGAAGAATGAAAGAAGTGCAGAGCGGCGAATGTAATGTATTTCCTTCGGCTGAAATGCGTGACTGGAATAAGTTCTTTAAACATGGTGATGTCGTTATCAGCCAAAAAGACGGCAGTATGTTTGTCTTTGATTGCTGGGCAAATGGTAATTTTACTAAGATGAGCATAATTGACTACTTCGACAAGCCAAGCGAATTTGGCGGAAACGAACTAAGACTAAAACATTTGACTGTTAAAACGAAAGATTATGAGAAAGCCGATGAAGAACATCGTGAATGGTTCTTTGACTTGATGGAAAATTCTTACACCTTTGTCGTTGATTGCGGTAGAATGACGGCGGTGGAGAAAAAAGCGCCAGATTTTAAACCGTATGACAGAGTTCTCGTACGCAACAGGAAGCAGAGCTGGAAGATAGATTTGTTTTCGCATTACGAGCAATTCGGCAGCTATCACTACAGAACTCTGGGAGGATATTACGAATATTGCATACCGTTTGATGGGAATGAACATCTTGTCGGAGTGGAAATAAAAGGTGAGGAGGAATAAAATGATAAACATCAGAGAATTAAGGATTGGCGATATTATCACCAAAGAAAATAAGTACGAAGGCTATAAATACTCTATCGTTGAAGGAATTGACAACATCAGCGGTACGATTCGTCACAGAGAGGTGTATGAAGATGGAGGTAGGCAGATGGCTATTTCTTCATACGAAGATATGTCGCCGTTTCCGTTGTCAGAAGAACTACTGAAAGCAAACGGATGGCAGAAGTCATCCGTGAATGGAGTAAGCGTGCTTTTTGCAGATTTTGAGCCTATTAGTATCGGACTTAGACCTTCTGCGCTATTTTATGAAGCGTTCTGCCCAATATTGTTTCCAGATAGTTCAAAAAGAATGAGCGATGCGATGTTTATGTACGAAATCGACTCTGTGCATGAACTGCAAGCGCTGCTTGACATGTGGAAGATAAGAGATATATCAAGAGTAAGTGTGAAAATCAAACCCTAACCATCATGGATATTACAGATTACAAGAACCTCTACAGGGCTGCGAGAAAGTTAGATGAAGCTGTTGATAAGAATAGCCCCATATATCGTTCTATAAAATATAAGTCAAATTACTACGGATTCAACAATACGGAAGTCAACTCTAATTGCATGCACCCTTTCACCATTCAGCTAAAATCTTATCTTGAACTGAATCGTACTAACGAGCAAGGAGAACCAATCAAGGAAGAATGGTTGAGGTTTAAAGATGATTCGCTAGTGGAAGAGTTTATGGTTAAGGCAATTGACTGCCACAAGGAGGAGATTCTAAAGACCACTTCACGATTAATCAAGCAATTTTTGGAAAAGAATATTGATTTGGTTAAGAAGGAGAGGGAGCGATTGTCTAATATCGAAATGTTCGTTGAGACTGGATGCTAAAAGACTGCCAATAACTTTGATATATTGTATCTAATTATTATATTTGCGTATTAATTAGATATTTAATAAATGACGCTGACGACTAACAAATACAGAAACAAGAAGATAAAGAATGCGTATGGTACTTTTGACTCGAAAAAAGAGTACGAACGCTTTCTTTATCTCTCTGCGGCTCAAAAGAAAGGTTTAATAAGTGAATTGACAAGACAAAAGAAATTTACTCTTATTCCCTCGCAAAGAGATGTGTACGGAATGGTTGTTGAGCGTGAATGTTCTTATAGGGCAGACTTCTGTTATCGGAAAAACGGTAAGTTAATTGTTGAAGATGTGAAGAGTGAGATAACGCGAAAAAATCACGAATACATCATCAAACGAAAACTTATGCTATATTTCATGAAAATTAAAATAAATGAGGTATGAACGAGGAATTTGACATAAAAGGCGATTTAAATTTCGGCGATGTTGGTTTTGATATTGGCGACATAGATTCCAGCTTGTTTGAAGTGGATTTTGACGGAGGCGACCAAATCGAAACGCGATATGTCAGGCCAACGCTTAAACCGATAAAAGAAAGCCAAATACTCTATAGCAATGCTGAAAAGCTGGCAAAGGAAATTGACATTAGTAAGGGCTTCCGCTATGATGCCTTCATTAGCGGAAATTTCATTTTTGGAGATTTTATTGAAGCGCTCCTAACGAACAAGGATATAATAGCTAAGAAAATGGTTGTTTCCACCTTGTCATTAAGTCAAAATAATATTGACAGTTTTAAGAATCTCCTGGAATATGGATGGATTGAAGACTTATCTTTGATTGTTAGTGCATATTTCTACTCAAACGAAATACGTGTTTTGATTCCCTACATTTATAGCAATCTTGATATAGATAATAAATTTCAGCTTGCTGTTGCTGGCGTTCACACAAAGACTTGTCAGATCCTGACAGAAGATGGAAGAAAAATCGTAATTCATGGAAGTGCTAATCTGCGTTCCTCAGCTAATGTGGAACAAATTACAATTGAAGAAAATGAGCAGTTATATGATTTCTACGATGACTTTTACAGCAAAATTATTGATGAATACTCAACGATTAGAAAACCAATCAGAGGAAATAAATTGTGGGACGTAATTAGCAAATAGGCTTATGGCAAGTGGTAGTGAAAAGAAAAAGGACAAAACGAAGATAAAGGGTAATACGCCTGCCAAGGAAAGGGGCAAACGTATGAAGAGGGCGAATCAAAAGACAAAAGACTTTATCGAAAAGCAAAACAAAAAGATGGGCGGTGAACTTCCATTTTAACATCCATGTAAATGAAAGCAGAAAAAGAAATCACATATAGAAAGGTGGCTGACTTACATCCACTTCCTAATAATCCGCGAAAAATTAAGAAGGAAGAGATGGAGAGGTTGGTTGATTCCATTACCATAAATGGTTTCTGGGAACATAGACCATTGGCTCTTACTGAGAAGGATGGCCGATTGATTGTTTTGTGTGGCAATCAGCGATTGAAGGCTGCGCGAAAATTGAAAATCAATGAACTTCCTACTATCTTATATCGTGATTTAAGTAAGGATGAAGAGAACGAATTAATATTGCGAGACAACAAGGAAAATGGCGAGTGGGATTTTGATGCCTTGAAGATAGATGATGCCTTCAAAGATGTAGATTTCGATTTCATTGGGATTGAATTTCCAAAGGAGAAAGTCAGTCAATTAAAAGAAGTGGAGGATATTTCAAACCAAGGGAATGAGGCCGAAGGCAGTGATGTTGAAAACAATAGCGAAGAAGAAAAAGAAAACTTCTATCGCTCTATGTTTAAAGACGTACTCTACGAAAGTGATAATGATTTTGAAATACCAAACTTGCTGAAGGAAATGCAAGCAGGAAAATTGGAATTGCCATTATCGCCTTGGGGTGCAAACAGCAGACTGAGAAAGGACGTTGTCACATATCACTTCTATGTTGACGATTATAGATTTGAAGCATTATTCAAAGACCCAATAAAATTGCTTACAAGCGGATGTAGGGCTGTCGTAGAGCCAAATTGTAGTTGTCACGACCAAACCCCTATTGCATGGGGGCTTCAACTCATTTACAAGAAACGCTGGCTTTCTCGCTATTTCCAAGAGTGCGGAATAAAGGTGTATGCAGACCTTAACGTGAGCCACAAGTTTATAGAATACAACAAAATGGGTATTCCCAAGGGGTACAATGCTTTCTTTACCCGTGGTTTGGATGGTTGGATGGAGAGCTTGAAGTCTGACCTACAAGTAGCACAGGAGATAAGCGGGCTTGAACGCCCAAACTTGGTTGTATATGGTGGCGGTGAAGAAGTGCAAGACTTTTGCCGAAAGCACGGTTTGCTATATATTACTGATTTTATCAACGCTAAAAAGAAGTAAGTTATGGGTAGAAATGCAAACGGATTACTGAAAAGCAATACAGATAAAGGTGATTTGACTATTGGGCAGCTCGGATTGCACCCTAAAGCAATCAAGATGTTTGAAAACCCTATTAGCAGTTTATTACGGGAATACAATGACAAAGTATCAAATACACTTAGCGAATTTCGCTCCCAATTAGCTAAAGTTACAAAGCATGACACGAAAGAAATTTCAGCTTTGAAACGAGTGGTTGAACATTTCAAAGCGAACAGAGAGCAAGGCAAAAAAAAGGAGTTCGTGGACTATGTAAGGCGGTCGGTTAACAGCGTTATACTCGGACGGTATAAAGAACGCCTGTTGCATCAAGGCGGGCTTGCTTCTGATATTGTCGAAAGTTATGCGGTGCAACGTGCCAAGCGTATGCTTGTACCTCAAATTGTTAAACACTTGAAAAAAAATTAACAATGGGTAGGAACAGCGGAGGCATAACATCAAGTGGTAAGGGTGGAAGTTCTGGCGGCTCCAAGGGAGCAACCGAAAAAGGATATACTGCAAAGATGGTAAAGAACATTGTCGGCATGGAGCAGAAATACAGACGCAACAAAGACGAAACATTGCACGTCTTCAATTCCAAGGGCGATATTGTTTCTTCAATAGGTGGCAAGGGCGCACAGGTGTATTCTGACCCTAAAAAGATACCAAAAAATAGTATATTAACCCACAATCACCCTCATTCACTTGGCGAAAGAGGTATTAGACGTATTGGCGGCTCGTTTTCAAGTGTTGATATAAGGTCTGCCATTATGGTAAATGCAAAAGAAATGCGAGCAGTAACCCCAACATATACATTTTCGATAAAACGCCCAAAGGGAGGTTGGGGTGTGTCGGCAGATAAAGCAACAAGGGCATTTGAGTATGCGAATATGAAAGTAACAAAACAAATGTACAAATACCTCGACCAAACAAAATGGAATGAAAGTAGCATTGCAAGAGCAGAAGTAACACATTCTCACAAGGTTATGAAAATACTTGCCAAGAAATACGGTTGGGATTATAGTAAAAAGAATAACTAATTATATAACTTTGCAACATGGAAGATAAAATAAAGCAAATGTTGGATGATTACGGTTTGACCGAAAGCCAACTCACATGTGAGGAACTTGATAAACTCAAAGAGGAAATCAAGGCAAAAGAACAGGGAATGTGTATATTTGACAGCGTACTTGATAATCCCTCATTGTATTATCGTGAAAAAAATAAACCTCTATGTGAAGAAGAAGCAGAAGATTTCAAACAAAACGCCTAAGCCAAAGACACTTTTCGCTAACAAACAAAACAGCACGAAAAATTAAAATTTTCAGCACGAACGCACAAAAAAATGGCAGCAAAAGACATAGAGAAATATCAGTTTAAAAAAGGACAGAGCGGAAATCCGAAGGGGAGACCACCAAACAGAGTTCCAAAACAGCTTGAAAATATATTTGGCTCAAAGGTGAAGGCGAGGAAATTTTTTAACCTGTCAAATATAGAAATAGACGAATGGGAAAAGGCCGTTTTATCACTGGCAGCGCCTCAGTTAAGCAAATTGGCAAAATGGGAGGACGCGCCAATGTATCCGAGAAATTTAGCAATCGCCATCATATCGGATATAAAGAACGGAGTAACCAAAACTATTGACAAGCTAAGAGACAGACAATTCGGCGAAAGTAAGAAACAAATTGACATAACGACAAATGGCTCAGACATAAACAAGGAGGCGTTTGTTTTGAATTTCGTTTCTAACCCTGATGACTTCAAAAAGATTCAAGAAGAAGTGCAATCGGAGAAGGAGCGAAAAGAAAAAGAGCAACAAGAGCAAGATACTGGCTACGATGAGTAATAATGTTTATGTAACAAAGAACTATGCGAGAGTGAAATTCGCAAAAGAGCAGGGATTTACAACTGTCTCTCTGCAAGGTTCTTCACGTTCAGCAAAAACTTATTCCATTGTTCAATATCTCTGCATTTATTGTTCGTTGCATCCAAGAACAACCGTTTCAATTGTTCGCGCTGGCCTTCCGTCATTAAAACGTTCTGTCTACAGAGATTTCAAAGAAATAATGCTATCGTTGAACATTTGGAACGACAAACAGATGAACAAGTCGGATTTGGTTTACACGTTTACAAATGGCTCAACGATAGAATTTTTTTCAACAGATAACGAGCAAAAAATTAGAGGTTCAAAGAGAATGATTCTTTTCGTCAATGAAGCAAATGAATTAGATTTCTTGCAATGGCAGCAGCTTCAAATGAGAACCACTGATTTTTCAATTATTGACTACAATCCCTCATTTACAGATGACCATTGGATTTGCGAAATTAACCAAGAGCCATCGACATATTGGTTTATTTCAACATATAAAGATAATCCATTTCTGGAGGAGAAGGTTATCAAGGAGATTGAGAGCCTAAAAGACAAGAACCCTTCACTTTGGAGAATCTATGGTTTAGGCTTGCAAGCGATAGTTGAAGGCTTGATTTTTGAAAACGTAAAAGAACTAAAGCATGATTACATACCGTTTGATAAAAGAAAGCACCATTATCGGGGAATGGACTTCGGTTACACGAACGACCCAACGGCGATTATAGACGTGTACATTTGTGGCGATGAGCTATGGTTGGATGAGATTTGCTATAAGACAAAGATGCTGTCGTCAGACATAATCAAGGAAATCAAGAACGCCAATAATCGTGACAGGTCGAATGTTGAAATAATATCTGAAAGTGCAGACCCGAGACTAATAGACGAATTAAATAACGCTGGGCTTGATGTAAAACCTGTAAGAAAATATGCTGGTTCAATTATTGCTGGTATAAACAAGATGCAAACCATGAAGATTTTTGTCACAAACCGCAGCGTTAATCTAAAGAAGGAGTTTAAGAATTATACATACAGGCAGAATAAAGATGGGAAATGGCTTAATGAGCCAATAGATTCATTCAACCACGGTATAGATGCCGTCCGTTATGTTGTTCTTGAAAAGCTATTAGGAAAAGACGAAAATTCATTTAATGCCCAGGACTTTTTAAATATCATATAAAAATGAAGACCATACAAGAAATTTTATCAGTCGGAGACCCTTACCAGATTTATTCTCTGCTGACAGCGAGAAAGAAACCACTTGAAAAACCGCTGGAGGTTACAGAAAGAGAGTATAACCCTAAATGTCATTTGATTTTTGACACGCAATACCGAAAAGACAAAATAGTTAAAACTCCGACAAATAAGAAAGACGAAAATGGCAATATCGTCTATAAAAGCGAAGTGAGACACCGTTGCCGTGTTGCTGTTCCTTGTCAAAGAGTGATAATAGAAAGAAGTGTGGGCTTTCTTTTCACGATTCCCGTAACATATAGCATTAAGGGTGAAGCCGATGAAATGCAAGCAAAATTATTTGACGAGGTATTGAATATCCTTGAAGATAACAAAGAAGAGTATTTCAACAAGAAATTGTCGAGGTGCTTGTTTCGTGCTTGTGAATGCGCTGAGCTTTGGTATATTGCCACAAACGAAGACAACGAAAAGGAAATGCGCGTGAAATTGCTTTCTCCGTTGTATGGTGATAAATTGTACCCTCATTACGACAACTACGACAAGATGGACGGATTTGCACGTGAATATGTCCTTAAAGATGAAACAGGAGCGCAGACGCATTGCTTTGACGTTTACACTTCATCCACGGTTTACAAATTTGCAAGCGATGAAAGCGAATCGGGATTAACATTGCGCAGCGCAAAGCCTCATGGATTTACAAAAATCCCTCTTGTCTATTATAGACAGGAGGAAACAGAATGGGAGGTAGTTCAAAAAACCATTGAACGATTAGAAAATAGTATTTCGGACTGGGGCGACACAAACGACTATTTTGGATCACCGACATATTTCTTCAAAGGACGAATGAAGGGATTTGCCGACAAGGGAGAAGTCGGACGAGTTTACCAAGGAGACAATGAAACAGATATGAAGGTTGTTTCCTGGGACAGCGCCCCAGAGAGTAGAAGAATGGAAATAGCCAATTTGACAAACATTATTTTCAGCTATACCCAAACCCCCGACATCTCCTTTGAGAACATGAAAACACTTGGCAACAATACCAGTGGCGCAGCAATCAGACTGATGTTTACCGACCCTCATTTAAAGGCTGGGCAGAAAATTGAAACCTTCGGTGAGATGTTTACAAGGCGCTTCAACATTATTAAAAACGGATATTCAACGAGCATAAAAGCGATGCCAAAGAATGAGGTTGACACGTTGAGAGTGAAGCCGAGATTTACGCCGTATATTCCAAAGAATGACGCCGAGACATTGCAATTAATAAACAGCTCTACAGGAGGGAAGGCAACAATGTCGCAGGAGGAAGGTATAAGACAAAATCCGCTTGTTTCAAATCCAGAAGAAATCTTGAAGCAAATCAAGCAAGAAAATATAGAAGAAAACAAACAAAATACATTTGGCAGTTATGAATAACAACGAAGGAAAAAGCACAGCCGGCGCAATAACAGAGAAACCAATTTTTGTTTTTATCGGTATGATTCCATTTTTGGTTAGACCAATGACTTTGGCGCAGATATGGCAAATCGGTGAAAAGATTGGTGATATTGAAGAAATAAATATTGAAGGAGAATTTAATCCATATCAGAAAGTTTTCTCAATGTTCAAGGATGTAAAAAACGCAAACGAAATCACACCAATTATAGTTTTCCGTTCCAGACTGATGAGAAAGATATTTGGAAGATTCATCCGCAAACGCATGACAATGAAGAAATACAATGAGCTGTTGCAATATGCTTCACTCTCGTTTGATGCAAGTTTTTTTTTGCAAAGTATAACTTTCCTAAAAGGGTGCAGTCAGACGACAACGAATACGAAAGAAGCGATAGCCCGTGGGGATTGATTGGAGGAGTGATGAAGTATTTTAGAATGTCGTACAATGAGGTTGTTTTCAAGCGAAGCTACATCAACATTCTTTTACTCAACAGGGCGATTCCAGGTATAAAACCATTTGATGAAGAAGAAGGCGAAAGTCCTTGCAAGAACCAACCTACAAGCAAAGGAGGAAGGAAAGTCTTGCAGACGGCAAGCCAAATCAAGGACAATTGCAATAATTTTTTCATGAATTTAATGAACTAAAACAATGGCAGAAAATAATGACGTACTTAGCGTATCAGCGGTAATCAACGGAAAAGATATAGAGACGGGAGCGAATGAATTTGTCGCCAAAATTCGTGAAATGCAATCTGCATCCGAAAAGGCGACAAACGAAATGGCCGATGGCTTTCAATTTGTGAAGAAAGTCGTTGAAGAACTTGCTGCCGTTATTGATGCAAGCGGCCAAAAGTTGAGTGCTCTTTCTTCATCTATTGGTGTCGGGAATACCAGTGGGCAATTTAACGAATTGCAAGAGCAAGTAAACTCACTCCTAAGCAAGAATACGGAACTAAAGGCGAAGCTGGAGGAGGTAACAAGAGGGCTTAACACGCAAGGCGAGGCCGCACAACGAACGAAAACAGAATTTGATAATCTTGGAAATGCCACAACCAAGGCAGGGGCATCTTCCGCTTTTAAGGAAGCGCAGGAAGATGTCAAGGCATACGAATCAATTCTTAAACGACTGAATACTCAATTAGAATCACTCTATGAAAAAGAGGAACGTCTCAAAAAGGCGCGTTCAAGAATTGAAGATACTAAGCCATCAACCGCAGCAGGTCAGCAGTCAAAAGAAAGAAGGCTGGAGTACAATTCGGAAGACCTTGTTGAAACGAGGGATAAAATAAAAAACATAAGTAATGCGATTGCAGAAACAAGTGCAAATTTGGAGCAAAGCAAACAACGGATGGCTCAGTTTGCAAACGAAGCAGACAACGCATCATCCAAGACGACCGCCCTACGCACACAATTGCGTAACGCAAGGCAGGCAGTTGCAGAACTTCTTTTGTCGGGAAAACAAAACACGGCTGAATTTGGAAGGGCTGTCAACGAAGCTAACAAATTGCAAGCAGCCTTCAACAAGGTTAGTTTTGCCGTTTCTGGAAAAAGCCTTGCATCAAACTCCTTTGGTATGCTTGCCACAGGCATTCAAGGCGTGACAGGAGCGATGACAACGTACATGGGCGTTGCTGGATTATTTACAAAAGACCAAAAGAAACTCATGGAGATACAAACGAAGCTACAGGCCGTAATGAGTATTTCTATGGGTGTTCAGCAAACGTTAGGTGCTGCCGTCAAGATTTCAACGATGTGGGATGCTTTAAAGGCATCCGCTTTAGC